CCGCTGGTAAGCCAGAGCTTCGTGTTTCTTTCGTGTTTCTTTTGTCATAAATCATGCTCCCCGTACGGCGGGGGTACCCCAGAAGCCTTACAGGCGAACTACCACGTACTCTGGCGTTAAGAGGATAGCCGCCAAGCGACTGGCCAGCCGGACGATTTGCGCCGTCAGGTATTCAATCGTCGCTGGGAGGCGATGTTTCACTTCCCGCTTCGGCTCGAGCCGCATTTCTTTGAGCTGGGCCGTCCAGGCTTTGCTCGCTTCCGAACCCGGAGGCTGAGTCCCGTGGACCACAATAGCGAACGACTCATCCTGCTTCCAGGCGTGCGTGTCGTCCTCGTCAACTTCAAGGCCCAAGTCAGCGGCTTCCGTTTCATTCAAGACAACGTAAACCGATTTGAGGCCGTGAAGTTCCGCGAGATTGTCATGCCGTCCGCCCATTGAGGCGTTCAGCTTGAAGTTGTCGGGAATAAAAGTCTGCCGGCCAACCCAGAAGTTTACGCTCTTCGTGTAGGCGTAGAAAATGATTTCCGGCCGCTGGTAAGCGACATTCAGCCAGGCGTCAAAATAGGCTTGGCTGAAAAAGTCGCCCGCAACATGAATCCGAATGACTTTCGCATCCGCCGGAAGTGACTCCAGGATAAGGTTTACCATCGAAGCCATATTGCCCGCTTCCTTCAACCGCTCGAAATTGTGCCAGCGAATGTCCCGGACGACGGGGTAAACGGCCTCTTGACTGGCGGAAAAGCAACGATAAACCTGCCCAGGCCCATTCCAGAGCTTCCCAGTCAGCTTGTCGGCCTTAGCCAAACACTTTTCAGCCCCCGGACAGGTCCACCCGGACGGGAGAGATATACTATAAATCCCCTTTAATTTTTTGTTTTCATACGTAAATACCAACGGTTTTCTCTTTAATGTTTCCGTAAAAATTTCTTTTTTTAAGTGACTCACAGTTCGCTTGAGAGACGTATAAAGGTCAATTTTCATTGTGTACAATGTACTCACGGTGCGTTTACTTGTCAAATCTTTTTGTGAAGTTTATTCGGTATCTTCACCAGAGCCGTAAATCTCACCAAGGGGCGTTTCTTCCGGTTCAATCCGGGTATCTTGGTTGCCCAAAATTTCGCTGAGCGGCGTGTCCTGGTCGATGGTCAATTCGCCGTCTTCCGTTGTCAATGTCATTTCCACCCGAAATTCACTTTCGGCCGGTATGTTTCCAAAATCATTCATTGTGGTACACCATACCATAACCTGGGCCGGTGTCAACGAATATTTTTCACTATTAGGCGAACTACTCAAAAAGTCATCTGCGCACTCGTAGTATCGACCTGGGTGCGACTTCTCGACTTATGGTACAAGATACTCCATTTTGGCCAGGGTGTCAAATCTTTTTTAGCATTTATTTTGAGCGTCAATAGTTCAATCAGGTGGAACTTTCGACGGTTTGACTATATCACAAAAAACTTTGTCAAACGATTTGACAAATAAACTGGGTATGGTATATTGCTAGCAATGAAAGCGATTATCACGATTGACCGGGTTGAAAAAGACAAAGTATTTATTATTGACCGCGACGGACCCATGAGTGTCACCAACGATGCTGAAGCGGTCGTGGCCTGGGTCAATGCCTGGTGTCCTGAGCGACGTATCATTTACCGGGACACAATGGGCCAATGGGACGAACTTTTGCATTCCAACGGCCGTTTTGACGGATTTGCGCCATATCACCCTTGACAACGCTTCAATAGTACTGTATATTATCCCATGACAAAATTGACGCAATCGCATCTGAACGACCTGGCCCAGGTTTACTTTCATCAAACCTATAACCATGAAACCAAGGAAGCGGCTATTCTGCTGCTCCGCCGGTTGGCCCGCTACATCGCTGAACAGCTCAATCTGCCCAAGGGCGATTTTGAGATTCGGGTGAACCGTGGCGGCATCGCCGTGCCTGCCGACGTGTATCTTCACACGACCAAGGTTTACATGAACTTCGCCCCAAGTTGTTGTGGCAGAACGTTTTACTGGCGGACCTGTGACGGCCTCAAAGACTACGGCTGTGCAATGAAACACTTCAACCGCAGTCTCCCGATGTTTGTGACGATGCATGACGTTCGACGTTTTATTGACGAAGTGGCCAAGGTGGCGTATCCCGTTGTGGCTCAAGAGCGTACGAATGAATATTATCGTCAGTTGACAGCCTGACAAATCTGAAGTATATTGTACTACAATGAAAACGCTACTTAGCATCGCTGACCCCCGCAGCGGGACCAACATCGCCGTCGGCACGGCCTGCACCATGTCGCCCCATAGCGACTGCTACCCCGGCACCATTTCCAAAATCGTTTCCGCCAAGTGCGTGGAAGTTCAGGAAGACGACTGGAAGATTGTCAAAGGTTCGGAATGCGACGGCTCGGCCGAATATGAATATTTTCCCAACACCAACAACCCGCCGCGACGGGTTAGACTAACCAAGCGCGGTTGGCGAACCAAGTGCGGTTTGCATGTCGGCTTCGGCGGCCGTCGGCGGTATTATGACCCGAGTTTCTGAAATCACTTGACAACACCGAAATACTGAAGTATATTGTCCCATGAAAAAGAAAGACATCATTCAGGAAATCCGAAAGCGGTATAAAGTCTGGGACGTGAGAATCAGTAAAACCGCCTTGGGCAAAGGACAAATCCATTTGGTTTGTAATCACGGCGACTGTAACCGCATCGGACAGTTTGTTCTCTCTTGGTTCCCGAAACAGGTTTTCACTTATTTTGCTTGTCATGCGTTTCGGAAGGGCAGCCTGTCGATTCACTTTAAACGCTAATCCCATGAAATACATTCTCTTTGAACACCCAACCAGTGCATTTCCTACTGTGCGCATCTTTGACGATATCACAGGCCACAATGAAGTCAAAGCCGAAGTCCAATCGGGCAAGCCCGGCCTTGAAGTGGTATCGGCCGGACAAATCTGGATCAATGGTGAATCGGTTTCCTGTGTTCACCAGTCGGTTTCTCTTGGGTTAGCCTTTAACAAGGAAACGGGTGACAAGGCCGCCGTGACAATCCAAAACCTGTTGGAAGCCCGCTAAAAAGAATTTGACATAGCTGAAATACTGAAGTATATTGTCCCATGAAAATGAACGCTACTGAAATCCAAAACGGACTCGCCGGTTTCTACGGAACTGAGCAGTATCACCGCCTGACCATCTTCGGCGGCCTCAAGGCCACCGACGGGGTTGCCTGGCTGGCTCAGAACGCTGAGTGTTTCTGGCTCATGGATGAAATCGGCATCGCTCAGCGACACGCCAAGATTCGTTCCAATCCCGATCTCCAGGAGATGCAGGTCTGGAAGTTGACGGTCAAAGACAAGTCGGCTGTTTTGGTCTGCGAGGACGGAAACGACAACGTTGTCCTGAAGAAACGCATTGACTACACCGACTTCCCGCTCTCTGAAATCACCATCTGGGTTGAGGGCGACGTGATGTTACTTCCGCAAGAGCATTGAAAATTTATGACTGAACAAATGGTACTAACAATCGTTTTGGGTGCGTGCTTCATAGCCTTCTGCTGGACAATGCGCTAACACCGACTTGACAACGGGCATGGAGGCCCGTATATTGTCCTATGAAAATCCGCTTTACAAAAGACGTGGAAGTGCAATACTGGGATTCCCGGTACAACGAAATGAGCGAAAAGGCTTATCGCCGTGGCGCCACTCTTGAGATTGTGGCTACCGAACCTGTGGACAAAAACTTCGTCAACCTGCACTTTGACAATGCGGACCTGGCCATTGACGTTCCCAAAAGCGCCTTTGTAATAACCACTTGACAGGACTGCTTCTGTAGCGTATAGTAGTAGCATAATATGAATGTAAACGAAACACTCCCAAGATACGCGGTTTCAATGCCGTTGCAAGCCGAATTTATCCTAAACACCGACAAGTGCGGCGACAATATTTTCCGCCAAATCAAACGACAAGGGAATATCTGTCTCTATTCTCGCACAGGTCTGGCCGATGGGCGCCCCCGTGGTTTTGAATTGTTCAAGGTCAAGACGGTGAAGGCCGGCGCCAGTCTGCCCGGTGGTCTTAAAGTTGAGGCCGATTATGAACAATATCCGTCCGCCCGTATGTTTGGAAAGTCAGCCGCCTCCATTTGTGGAGAAGGCTCAGAAGCAAGGGCTTTGGAACTTTTTGACAAGTGGATTGCTGACCCGGCTCCCGAAACGAAAATGATTGACGTGCAAACCGGCGAAGTCAAAGTCCGCACTCGTAAGTCAGTCAATGACAACGTTGTGTATGTCATTCCTGCTGGGGAGTTTACGCAAGCCGGTTTCGCTGAGGCAAACGGTATGGAACTCCGTGGCAGAGTGTATGGTGTTCTCCAGGCGCAGGTTACGAAGGGGTTAGTCAAGTCGTTGGGCCTTAAGAAAGTCGCGAAGGGCCGCCCTACGGCCTTCTTCGTCAAAGCTACACCAGCCACTTAATCAAAGTCGCCTATAATCGATTTCAGAGGGCTTAGGACAGCGCTCAAAAAGGATAGTGAGCCTTGCCCCAAGCCCTTTTTGTTTGGGCTCATAGCTCAATGGTTAGAGCAGCGGCCTCATAAGCCGTTGGTTGCAGGTTCAAGTCCTGCTGAGCCCACCAAAATAATTTCAACAAACTATTTGACACAACTATAAAAAGAGTGTAAACTATATATAGTTGGGACGGACACTGAGGGCGGGAGTGAACGGTAGGAATACCAAGTAAACCCGAGCGACCTGAGCCGCCCCCAAAATTTGAGAGTGGCCCGGCACGCAACCGGCAGTTCCGAAAGGACGAACGAAGCGATCCCGCTCTCAGTGATTTTGCCGGTGTTGGGCCGTGAAACGGTACACAAAGTCAGACAAAGGCTGATTGTGTTCGGCGGACGTAGGACTTCGTTTCATGCTTGGGTTCGACTCCTGAGGCCGGCACCAGATTTTGCCAGAAGGCCTTTGGTTGGAAAAAGATTTGACAAACAAACTCAACGCTAGTATATTGCCACTATGATTAAGTTCAAAAACGACACTGAATTGGCCATCGTCGAAAGTTTTGACGAAGCGAACGATACCATCGCCGAACAGGGAACGGAAGTCTTCAAGGCTGGCGAACCTGTTGACGCTGAAATCGTGGACGAAGTTGAAACGAAGGGCGATATGTTTGTGAATCTCCAATTTCCCGATGGTTCTCTGGCCCTCGGCGTTCAACGGGACAGTTTCACGGAACTAAGGAAACACCTTTTCAGCCCGCACACCGATCTCTGCAAGTTCTGTGGCGTTCACGCAACGGACGATGCTATCGCCAATGAGCCCTGCATCGCCAAGGAGTAGCTTCGGGAGGACCAATGAATAGATACGAAAAAGCTTACCGATGGTTGTTCAATAAACTGCCGAACTGGAAACGATTGGCCATCCAAGAGGACCGGAAAGCCGGCAAGGATTCTTCAGTTCTTACAGCTTTCATTCAGGAAGTCGCAAAACTAGCTGAACAACCTGGAAAAATTCCAAGTGTCGTCAATCTGCCTGAGTATGACTTGACCGGAGCTAAAGCTCTGACTGAAGTACCAGATTGGCATACGACCAATGGCGCCAATGGAAATTGACATGAAAAACAAGACTCCGAACTGCCGGCGCTGCAAGGTTCCAATGAAGGAAAGCACAGCGCTTCAGAATACCCCGACCGGGCTGCCTGACTTTCCGGGCGATGCAGTCGTCACTATGTCCGCCGACGGCCCCGCTGAAATCGTTCCGTGTTGGAAGTGTCCACAATGCGGCCATTCAATCACGGTTTGACAAGCCGCTATTCTTAGCGTATATTGTCCCATGAAAATTGACCTGAACGCAGTTGACCTGACCCAGTTTATGGTGCATCAGCATATCCTGGGTGGCCAGGTCGTGCATCTGGTTCAGCCACAAAATATCGGTATAAACTGGACTCAGGAGACCAAGATTTTCCGGTCGTCCGTGTGGGACAACGACGGCAACCTTGTTTCCGCCGGTTTCCCAAAGTTCACCAACTGGGGCGAAAAGCCCGAAGTTTTCCCTCTGCCGAAGTCGTTGAAGGGCGCAACCATCATGGAAAAGATTGACGGCTCGCTGTTGGTCGTTTCCGTGTGGAACGGCAACCTTATCCTGCGCACCCGTGGTACTGTTGACGCTTACCAGCTCAACAACGGCCATGAGCTTGAAGCCTTCAAGGAATACGCCGACAAGCTGCTTTCCGACTGGTCTGAGAAGTATGGCGAAACCTGGCCGACTTCTCTCCTGTTTGAGTGGGTTTCTCCCAACCAGAAAATCATCCTGAACTATGGCGATGAGCCTCAATTTTACTTGGTGGGCGCCGTGGAACACCTGGAATACGATATTTGGCCGCAGGACGCCTTGGACATCCTTGCCGAAATGAATGGCCTGCTTCGTCCGCCTCATTATACTTTCAATGACGTAGCCGATTTACTGGCCAACGTTGAAGCGTGGAAAGGAAAAGAAGGCGTCTGCGTCTATTCCTGGAATGAACGTTCCGGCGACTCAATTCATAAGGTTAAGTCGGCTGACTATTTGATTCGGCACAGATTCAAATCTGAAGCGACTTTGGAAAATACTCTCAATTTGTTTTTTTCTTTTGGTTGTCCATCTTATTCCGATTTTGAATCGCAACTCATTCAGAAATTTGATTATGAATGTTTTGAAATGGTTCACGGTTATATGTCGCAAGTATGTGATGCGTCTAAGAATGTTTCACGGATTATTGATGGAATCAAAACTTTTGTTGAACCATTGAAATCTCTACTCCGAAAGGATGCGGCTAAATCTATTCTTGCTTCTTATGGTTCAACGGGCCGATCCAATATGGCATTTACTTTATTGGATTCTAAACCACTGACGACGGACCAACAAAAGAAACTTTATTGGCAATGTTTAAAAGGTTAAAATAGTTTGGTATTTGGCCTTACCGCCTGATATTTATAGGTATGGTCATATACAAAACTACAAATCTTGTCAATGGAAAGTATTATGTTGGTAAAGACGCAGCCAATAATCCATTATATCTTGGTTCAGGACTTCTTATTTCTCAAGCCATTAAAAAATATGGAAAGGAAAACTTCAAAAAAGAGATTCTCGAATCGTGTATAACTATTGAGTATCTCAATGAAAGAGAAAAGTACTGGATAAAAACTCTCAATGCAACTAACAGAAAAATTGCATATAATTTAACAGAAGGTGGTTCAGGAGGCCCAACGTGGATGTATTCTCCAAGAAAAAAAGAACTACTAAAAATTTTTCAAGATGCTGGGAAAAAATTTTCACAAAGTAAAGAAGGAAGAGAATTTTTATCAGAAAACTCCAAAAGAATTTGGAAAAATCCTTTACATAAGAAACGAATGATAGAGGCTTTAACGGGAAGAGAAATCAAATGGAAAGACAAAATTTCTAAATCTATAAAAAAATGGCATAAAACAAATCCGATTTCTGCTGAAACAAGAAAACGAATCGGCGCAATAAATAAAATCAAAATGACCGGTAAGGAGTTCAAAGTTGTCTCTGACGTTGATAAAAAGAAAATCATTAATTTGTATTATCAATTTGGTCCAAAAACCATCTCGAAAGTTTTAAAACAAGAAGGAATATTAGTTAGTCCGTATCTTATTATCAGAATTCTTAAAAAAGAAGGAGTTTATCAAAAATGGCAAAAAGGTATAGACAAAAACTAACTTGTGAAGTATTGTATCCTTGTAAATGAAAATTGTTGTGTACGTTCTCCATAAAACCGGAGAAGTCTATCAAAAGTTCGCAGACTCCGAGTCCGCTCTTAAATGGCTGAGCCGAACCGGATATCTGAATCACCGCATCACCATCGTTCAAAAGGGCAATCTTGCCAAAGTCTGGGAAGACTGCAAAGACCTGCGCCAGCTTCAGAAGGAAATCCACGAGTATCTTTTTCCGAATCCCAACTGATTTGGTCAACAGGGGCGTACGCTTGTGGTGGGCGACGCCCCACTTTTTCTTATGAGCAGCATTCGTAAGACAAAACTCAAACTCTACAAAGAAAACCCATATTGTCATTGGTGCGGCTGTTTGACTACGCTGACCAACATCAAACATATCAAAGGGCAACCTAACCCGACAATGGCGACGGTGGACCACGTTTTGTCCAAGTTTGATGTACGCCGCTGGGTAGAACACAAGCCCGGCGAAATCCGAAAGGTATTGGCCTGTTTCAAGTGTAATAACCAGCGCTCCGCCGATGAACAAGCTCGGCTGGGCAAAGAGGAACGGCTGTTTCGGTCAAAGACAGGGTTTACTTTCCATATGGTTGATGGTAAAAATATCTTTCAAAAACCGCTAAAAACTCTCGATCAAGTCCTTGACAAACTCAGGGAATATGGTAAATTAACTCCAGAATATGAAAAGCGACAATCCGAATGTTCAACGATGGTTGAACAACAAAGACTTCCAGAACTTTATGCGCCAGGTCCGCACTGATGTTTTCGTTGGCCTCAAAAACGGCGTGGATGTCCATGAAATGAAAGTGGCTCTGGGTCTCCTGGCCCATGAAATCGTCAGCAGCTTTAACTTTGAGCCGGTTATCCCTAAAAAGTAATTTGACAAGGAAACATTCCTAGCATATATTGTCCTATGACTAAAACACGAATAAACGATATCCGAACGAGCCACCAACTGAGCGCTCCCAAGACGGTCAAGACCCGTCAAGAGCTGAAGTACTCCAAGTTCCCCGAAACGGCCTGCACCATTCCCGCCGGAACGGAGCTGGAAGTTCACTTCTCGGAAGCCCGACCCGGCAAGCTGTATTTCGAGTACAACGGAAGTGTCAGAGTGGCAACGGTTTCCAACGCCCACAAGTTTTTCACCGGCTTTCGTAAAGCTCCCTCTATCAACAGCATCCAAAAGCTGGAGTGGGAAAAAGGTGCCTGTATGACCCCGACCGGCCATAAAGTTGAACCCGATGGTTTCGGCCCCGACGGCTCGCCTTCCTGGATGCTGATTCTGGGAGTTATTTGAACTACAACGATTTATGACAATCAATGTAACCAGCGAACAGGGCAACGTCTTCTGTATCATAGGCGCAGCCCGAAACTATCAGAAGCAGTGCAAACGGAAGGAAATCGTCTGTAAAGCTTTGGATGAAGTCCTAAGTGGTTATACCACAATGACTTACGACGAAATCCTGGACAAGCTGGAAAGCACCAACTTGTTCCGCTTCACCGGTCGTAAAAAGTAGCAATAATCACTTGACGCCGGCTGAATAGTGCTGTATATTGTTTCAGTAATACGAAAGACAAAATATGGCCGCAAAATATCAAATCAAAATGCACGTCGG